ACTGATTGCTAACAACGGAGCATAATAATGACAGATTTAAGCGATGTTACTCCTGCTAATACTAATCCAATGCCTTCTCCTCCAACAGAAGACCCTAAGCCGGTAGAAGATCCTAAACCAGTAGATAACCCTATTGAAGATCCAATCGTTGATCCTAAGCCTACTGAGGAGACTCCTAAAGAGGATGAGAAGAAACCTGATACTAAGTTACCAGAAGTACCTGAAAAGACTATAGAGCCGACAGGTAATGAGTTCGTAGACAGCCTACTTAATGAGTTCAAAGAACAAGAAGTAGACGTTAATAAGCTCTTTGGTAACTTCCTAGAATCAGGTGACGAGAATGATATCGACTTCGCTTACCTTGAAGAGAAGGTAGGTAAGTTAGCTGCACAAGGTTTAATCGCTGGCGTAAGAGCTGAGAATGATAAACTGGACTCGAAGGCACAATCAGATGCACAGACTATCTATGATGCTGCCGGTGGTGAACAGATGTGGCAAGGTATTATTGATTGGATTGCATCAGGTGAATCAGGACTAACGAAGGAAGGCGGTGAAGCCTATAACAAAATGTTAGCTGAAGGTGGTGTACAAGCAGAATTAGCAGCGAAGGAATTAAGTAACATGTTTAAACAGTCTCCGGGTTTTACACAGAACGCAGATCTAACTAAGGCTGATCAAGTAGCACAGCCACAAGGAATTGAACCTATCTCAAGAATGGATTATGTAAACCAACTTGATAAGATAGTTCGAGAGGAAGGGGAGTATTCTCCTGCCGCTGAAGCACTACATAAACGTAGAGAGTTCACTCTCAGACAAGGTGCTTAATTTGAAACAGTGTAGCTAAGAAGGCAATTCAAACGCACACGAAACTAACTAAGAGGAATCTCTAATGGGTTATCCATCCGACTCAACTGGCCTGTCACGATCAGGTCAACAGCTTGCCGCTACAGGTAATGCATCTACCGTTAACCCTTTGCACATTGAGCAATACGGTGGTATGGTAGAAGGTACTTTCGCTAAGAAGTCATTCATGCGCCAGTACGTTAATATTAAATCTATCCGTGGTACAGACGTAGTAACTAATGACCGTGTAGGTGAAGCGACTCTACAGAAAGTAGTACCGGGTGTTCGTCCTGATGCGTCAGTAGCACAGTTCGACAACGTGAAAGTTAAAGTAGATACTATTGTACTAGCACGTAACAACGTAGCCCTACTTGACGACTTCCAAGCACACTACTCAGTTCGTTCTGAACTAGGTAAAGAACACGGTAAGACTATCGGTAAGTTCTTCGATGAAGCATTCATTATCCAAGCTATCAAGGCTGCTCTAATCGTAGCTGCTCCTGATAACCAGAACCCACAGGCAGGTGAAACTGCATTGCCTCCGGGCTGGGCTGGTGGTACTCAGGTTACACTTGGAACTGCTGGTGACGAGTCTGATCCTGATTTGCTACAGAAAGCTATCGAAGACGTATGTCAAGGTATTGAAGAGAAAGACGTAGACCTAGATGGTGCAGTAATCTTACTTGCTCCTGCTGAGTACTACACGTTACTACGTAATGATCGTCTAATCAACTCTCAGTACTCTACTGGTAACGGTGATTACGCTAACGGTACTGTACTTAAGTCTTGTGGTATTCCAGTCGTTAAGACTAACCGAATCCCATCTGCGGCTATCTCAGGTCACTTCTTGTCTAATGCTGGTAACAGTAACGCTTATGACGTTTCTGCTGCTGAGGCTAAGACTAAGGTACTTGTAATGCTACCTAAAGCATTGCTTGCTGGTGAGACTATTCCATTGACTTCTAAAGTCTACTACATGGACTCTGAACTACAATGGTTCATTGATTCTTATCTAGCATTCGGTGTAACACCTAATCGTGGTGAACACGCTGGTGTTGTACTAGCAGCATAATCCTAAGGGAGGTCTTAACGGGCCTCCCTTTTTTTTTGTCTAAAGGAAAGTTATATGGCGTTCTTAACAGAACTTGATGCGGTTAACCTAATCAGAGGCTCAGTCGGTAAAGCACCAGTGAGCTCACTGACTACTACTAACCCTGATGTAATTGCAGCACAGTTACGTCTAAAGAACTCATGCACAGAATTACAGACCAAACGTTGGTGGTTCAATACGGAACTGAGTTTTAAATTATCACCTAATGCTACCGAGGAAATAGTAATCCCGAATAATGCATTAGAGGTACGACCTAAAGATCCGTTCACGTATTTGACTACGCGCGGGAATAGGATCTATGATCCAGTAAATAATACATTCAAGTTCGATGATTCAGTCGAGGTTGAGATGCTCCTTAAGCTAGACTTTAACGATCTACCTTATGTAGCAGCTAATTACGTTCAGTATGATGCAGCACGTAAGTTCCAAGCAGATTTTGATGGTGATCCTAATAGGATTACTGATTTAAGAGAAGATACACAGGCTGCATGGTTAAGGTTACGTGAAGCAGAACAAAGAAACAAACGACCTAATGTACTTCATTCAGCAGGATCATTACGAATGAATAACAGGGTAGCACCTGCCGGTCGTACATTGAATCCGATATTCCCCGGAGGTTAACATGGGACGTAGAGTAGATGGCTCTTTAGGTACACTACTGCAAGGTGTATCACAACAGCCTGTTAGACAGCGCTTAGCTGGACAGGTAACAGAACAGATTAATATGACATCTGATGTAGTACGTATGCTACACAGGAGAGCACCTACTCAGTATCTCGGATCATTTGATATAGGTGCAATTGATACAGATAAAACATTTGTACATGATTTCGAATTAAGTGACGGGATACCGTACTATCTAGTTATACCACCTAACGCTACAGAAGGTATACTAATTAACGCCAATACTGGGGTTAAGATTACTACTGTCACATGGTCAACACAGTTCATTTCTTATGTAAGCGTAGCTGATCCAAAGAGTACATTAAAGGCAATTACGGTAGGTGATTTAACTTATATAATTAATACTTCAACAACTGTAGCAATGACTGCTGATCTAAGTCCCGGTACATTTGCGGGCGGATCTTCTATATTCATTTCAGACTCAGCTAGAGTAGATGTTGAGGTAGGGCAGTATAATAGAGATTACTCTGTTACAGTTACTGTAGGTGGATCTGATTACACAATCACACACGGTACTCCAGCTAGTACTGCTTCTGGCGCAGAGGCTGATATAGCAGTAGACAATATTGCTGCTGAGTTAGTCACGCTTATGGTAGCTGAGCCGGGATTCAATGACAACTTCAGTATCAAGAACCAAGGTAGTGAGATTATCTTATGGCCAAAAGTGGATGGAACTGCGTATAATTTCTCTGGCCATGATGGTATTGGTGGAGGCGCACTTAAGATCACTAACAAGAACACTGTAGATGCTTTAATAGACTTACCAACAAAAGCCCCTGCTGACTCTATATACTTAGTCAAGGGAGCTGATGAAAGTGCTGATGACATCTATATGCGCTTTGATGTGTCGTTAACTTCTACAGGTGATCCAGAGGCATACTTCCAAGTAGGTACATGGGTAGAGACAATTAAGCCCGGTATCCAGTATAAGCTCAATCAGGCTACTATGCCGCATATGCTATCTCCTACAGGTGGAGGTAACTTCTCTGCTGGTTCTGGTTCAGAGGTACTGACGTATGAATGGGCTGAGCAGTTAGTTGGTGATGAGGACAGTAATAAGCAACCTGAGTTCATCGGTGCTACTATTACAGACTTAACTGTATACCAAGATAGGCTAGTACTACTCAGTGGTGAGAATGTAAGTATGTCTGTTACATCTGACTTCTTTAATTTCTGGAAGAAGACGGTAACTACATTACTGGATGACGGGCCTGTAGGTTTATCTGCTATCTCAGATAAGGTTAACAACCTAAGGTATGCTGCTGCGCATGATAACGCTTTAGTTGTATTCGCAGATGAGGCACAGTTCAAGATCCCCGGATCTCCAGCTATTACTCCTAAGAATGCTACTATGACGGAGACTACTACCTTTAAGATACAGACTAAGGTACGTCCTGCTCCTGCCGGTAATAACCTATTCTTCGCTATTGATTCAGGTTCCTATACAGGGATACGTGAATTCTATACGGACAGTGATGTAGATTCTAATAACGCAACTGCTGTAACTGTTGCAGTAGAACGTTATATCGAAGGTCAGGCTAAGTTACTTACATCAAGTACTAACCTAGATAAACTTGCTGTGTTAGCTGATGCAGATAACATATTGTACTTGTATGAGTACCTATGGGATCAAGAGGAACGTGTACAGGAGGCTTGGAGTACATGGCAGTTCGAAGACACTCTTACTATACTTAATGTTAACTTCGGCCCAGATAAGCTTAATATGCTGGCTTATATTGGTACAGAGTTACATACGTTAACTATTAGTATTAACACTGATACTGAGTTAGTTATCGGAGGTGATGTGTACTTAGATAGACGTGTAGCAGTAACAGCTAACACAACAGCTACAGTAACTACATTACCTAACAGTGTAACTGCCATTGATGCTATACAAGGTGCAGGATGCCCTAATCCCGGCCTACGTGCTGAGATTGAATCATATGATGGTACAACCTTAACCTTTAAGCGTGATATGTATGGTGGTACTGTATATGTTGGAGTTAAGTATCCTTCAGTAGTTAAGCCTACTATGCCTAGAATTAGAGATAATTCAGGATTAGTTATTGGTACTAGCTCACTCGTGCTAGGTGAGATGTTCATTAATTTCGAAGATACAGGTGACTTCAATGTTGATATCAGTGGAGAGTATACATTCACAGAAAGGAATCCGGGTAGGGTTCTAGGTGAGGAATCAAGTACTATTGGTGAGTACAGTTTAACTCGTGGTACATTCCCTGTACCTGTTAGACACTCTGCTGATAAAGCTGAGATGACTATTTACACAGATTCCCCTTATCCATTAACTGTAGTGGATATAGAATGGGAAGGACAGTTCTACAAACGTGGAACTCGTATGACAAGACCGGGGTAGATTATGGTATGGCAAGTTGCTCTTATGGCAGGTGCTCAGGCCGGTGTCGGTTACTTACGTGCCAAAGAAGAGGCTAAACACATAAGGCGGCAGAACGCACAGGCTAGGGAAGCAGGGGATAGGGAGCAAGCCCTAACCTCTGTTAATATTAATAGGGCTAAGGAATCAACTTTAGCTAATACTATTAATATAGACTCTGCTAGAATGCAGGCTAGATCTCAGGCCATTGTATCTGCTGCTGCTGCTGGAACTGCTGGTATGTCCGTTGATGATAGTATATTAGACATCGAACGTAACGCAGCCAAGGCAGAGGCTAATGAGTTAGCTAGACTACAAGATACATTATTTAATTTAGAGGAGAGCAGAAATGCTGTCGAGGCTAAAGTACGGAGCAGGACTATTCTACAGAATAAACCTAATCTAGCTTCTTTCGCTTTTGATGCTGCTCTCAATACAGCAAGCCAGACCTACGGAACTGCGTGGGGAGGATAACGGAGTTATTATGATACAGCGAACAGAAATACAAATGCCGCAGGTTGGACAGCAAGGGCCTGCTCAGCTACAGGTACAGGACACTTTCGGTGTATCTAGAGTAGCTAAAGATCCTAATCCAGATGTAGCATCTACGCTACTTAAGTTCGGTAATAAGGTTGCTGCTGATGAATACAATAA